CATTAATTCATTACGGTCAGATATTACAAATCCATCGCTTTCCTCTATGGGAGAACCGTCTTTGTTGCCTTCTTTGTCCAGCTTCAGTTTCTTGAGTTGTAGATCCACCATTTTGAGCTTCTTGTCTATCTTGGAGCTCTTTGCATCTATGGCGTTCTTTAGGAAGTTACTTGCAACCTCAAATATACGTCCTGAATAACGCGAGTCCACGTTCATGCCCAGGTCCATTAGGTTCTTATAGCTCTCTTCTGCTTCTACGGCCAGCTTGTCCATCTCCAGATCAGACATATCACCCAAGCCTTTCACCTGTGGCAGTGATGCCGCGATCTTGTCAAACTCCGCATAGCTTTTCTGTAGGTTCGCCTGTGTCTTTGGATCTAGATTTTTTGCTGAAACAGTGGTACCACCATTGGCAGTCTCTTTTAATTTTTTATCTTTTTCCTTCTTATCTACCTCTTTGAATTCTTCCTTGACATTTGGTAAATTGAGAATATCTTCTAGTTTCTTTGTCATTGTTTTATTTACTTACGTTTACCGTTGTGGAATAGTTGTTCTTCTGACACTACCCTGAATCTTAGTTTGTTCTGTTTGGCATATGCGTTAGCGGCCTCCCACTTGGCGTGATTTATCACAACCTGTTTCTTCTTGGCCATGCTTTTGCCGGCCGCTTCCATGGTGGTCTGTGATGCAGGTTTAACTTCCACAAGCTCGGCGTGTTTCTTGCTGTTCTTGTCGTTGTACACAATGAAAAAATCTGGCACGTAGACTGTGTATTTGCCCGTGAACGGATGTCTGTAAGGAATTTTTATACTCTCGCTGGCCCACTTGTACACATTAGGATGTTCATCACACAATCTCATGAAAGCATGTTCCCAACTTGATCTGTAGGTTGGGGTTTTTAAGCCAACATACTTCTCGGCATTCTTGGGATAGAATTTGCCCCTCGCGAATCTAGGTAACATTAGTCTATGATGTTTCTTGACACAGTCTCAACAGTTGCCAGGGTCTGTCTGACTCCTAACCTACTGGATTTGTATCGGTTGGCATTCAATATGATCGTTATCAGTTCAGACAGTTGTGCAGGCGACGCCTCGGTCAGTTTGTCTAACAGCTCGTGTGGTTTGATGCTGTCTATCTTGGCCTGTGACAATATCACGTATGCGGTCGACTCCGCCGCGGTCCTGGAGAAACCTCGCTTGACAAAGAAACCCACGGTGGTATCATATTCTCCCACATTGAATTGATATTCCGTTTCATAGTTGGTGGTAGTCAACTTCTCTATGGTCTTGTCAAGGTCGTCTTTCTGCTTTGGTGGTAAGTTGGTGTAGAATTCTGCCATTATAGTCCTGCCTTCTCTGCTACTATCTGAACATCTTGTGTTCCTCTAGCAATTTTTATGTATCCTTCTGTGACCAGTTTCCTCGTGTCTGTTATGGCCTTGTTGCTGTACACGTTCTTCACGTTATCGGAAGATGCCGCATACGCTATGTCGGACTCTGCCACAGTGAGCCCTGTACGTGAACCTATGTCCTTGTAGTATATGCTTGATGCTATCTGATCTCTGATCGATTCATCGTTTGACACAATGTTAAATGACTCGTCTGCAGACAGGAAGTTGATCGTGTCCTGCACGGGATTAGAAATAACGGTGTTGTTCAGTTTCGTTTTGTTGTCACTGGTTCCCCTGGGTGACGCTATGATGGCCCCTGCCGCCACGACCGCACCAACGGAGAATCGAGCAACTGGATTGGTTAACGATCCTGCCTGTTTGCCTATGTCCAGTATACCTTGTTTGGCTATACCTTTCAATTCTTGCTTGACGTCTTTCTTTTTTATCTTCTTGGCATTGTTGTAGGTGTTAGACGCACCCAGTATCGCACCCAGTATGTTTCCCGACTGTATGTTCCTCATCACTGACCCTATGCCATCTACAACACCGCCCGGTCCAAATATGCTGTTTGTTCCTCCGCCCAACACTGATAACGGAGATGGTTCGTTGTCGTAATTCACCGTGGCAAATCCTGGAACACTGTTCCTGTTGATTATCCCTGCCTTGTATATCACAGTCTCATATAATATCTGCATGGTGTTAGACATGATCCCTGCACCATCGGCCGCGTCCAGGTTGTCGTGACTGAATGATCCAATCACAGGATTGACCAATGTCATTGACGTGAATCTCTTCTTGTGTAACACGAATATCTGTATCCCTTTCAGGAAAGGTTTACCACGTTCCGCAGGAGTGTCCAATCCGAATTTGTTCGTCCTTTTTTCAGCACCGATGGAATCATACAAACTGTCTTTGGTTGCTGATATCTGTAGGTCTGAGTTCATGGACACCGAGTCCGCTATGTGGTACTCGTAGTATTTCTTCCAGAATGCGTTGACAGTGTCTGCATGGTCATCGTGGAATGTGATGTTGACCGGCTCGTATGCGATCCTCGTGGCCGTGTACATCTTCTTGTTGTACTGTACCTTTTCTTCCATACTCATGTCGTACTTGGGTAGGTCACACGCCTTGACCAACATGTTGAGTTGGGCTCTCTCGCTGGGGTTGAATTTTTCAAATGCTATGGAGTCATCGAGATCGAATACCACGTGAAACAGAAACTTCTGTTTTGGCATCAACTGGTAATTGTTATCGAGGTACAGTCTAGATGCGTGTCGATAGTCCTTCATCCCTGGAAGACCATCTTGGAAACCTTTTAAGAAATTGTTAATGCTTGGCATACTGTTATTTATAGTCACAAAAAAAGCGCCTATAAAGACGCTTTCAGTGTATTAAATGCTAAGTCTAATTTTGTTTATTACTGTCCACCACCTGTTGAAAGTGTACCGATCGTTCTAGCCACTGCTGTTCCGATTCCTGTACCCTGTGGTGTCTGTACCGCATTGTCGTATCTGATCTGCATAGTGATAGTCACTGGTTCCGAAGTGTTGTAGGCCAGTGTGTTGTAGTTAACGTTCTCAACATAAGCACCGTAAAGTTCCCATGTCTCTAGAACGTTTGGAGCACTTGATCCGTTACCACCGTCTAGCATTTCAATTCTACCTGTGAATTTGTAATCAATACCTGATGCCGCACTTGACTGTTCGAAGAAATCAAACTGTTTCTGTATCTGTTCACCGACCAGTTTGCTAACCGAGTTGTTGACGTCATCTCTTAGATTGATTGTGATTGTTTCCCAAGTGTGTTTACCTGCCATGTATACTTTCGAGTTGTACACATCTAGTGTCACTGTGTCAAAAGTCAAGCTGGGTCTTGTCACGTCTATTACTTGTTTTGTTAGTTCTGATCTTGGTGTTGATACTCCAAAATTTTCCAGGACCAATCTGAAACGATACTGGAGTTTTGGCATCAACAGACCTTGTGATGCTGAACTTTGATCGTTGCTTAAAGGTACTGTAAATTTTGATAATGTTGATATTGCCATTTGTTTCTCCTATTTATCGAAAATTAGCTTCCTAATTTTGCAATTTCTCCTGTGTTTTTAATCCTCAACGGTATGTAAATAAATTCAACTGATTTGATCGGCTCAATTGCTATATCTACGTACAGTTCATTTCTATCTATTCTAGTAGATGTGTTGTTTGTGTCATCACAAACTACCAAGAAGTCAAACAATGCTCTCTGTCCGACCAGTTCCAACAAGAATGATTCGACCGCACCTTTGATCTCGTTCCTTGTCAGTTCATCATTTGGTTCGAATATGAACGGTTTAGCAATAGCATCTAGTTGTGTTCTTAGATACACTGCCAACCTTGCAACGTTGATCCTATCCAATGCTGAACTTGCCGATGTTTTGGTTAAATTACCAAAGTTAACTATGCCTGCTCCTGCAAAGAAAGTGATCGGGTTAATCTTGACTTCATGCATTGAATCTCTCACTGACTCCGTCACAGATATTGTTTGGAATTCTCCAGACGCTGAGTCGATGTAACCAACTGCTGTGGCATTGTCAACGACACCTCTTCTTGTTCCCGATGGTGCGAACCATGGGAAAGCGATGTTATCGTTGTTTGCCAGTGTCCTCATCATCATGTGTGATGCCGGAACCACAATTGATTTACCTGTGTTGTCTGTTGTTAATCCAGATGGATAAAACACACCCAAGTAATCACTTGCACTTATTAGACCGTCTTCACCGTTGTCCAGTGCACCTGCCGTGTTGTTGGCCCAGTTCTGGATTGCTGTTGATGTTCCATCTAATCTCAAAGGCGTATCTCCAATTATAAACGCTGTGTTGTTCCTGTCTGTGTTCAAGTTGATCATGTTTGAGATCAGTTCAGGGTAACCAGGTACAGCAATAACATTGTAGCCTCTTTGGTCTTCTCTGATTGCTTGGTTGGTGTCGATCTCTGATTTCAGTTGCTCAACGATGACTTTTCTCTGTGCTTTCCTCCCGAAAGATCCAGAACCATCTGCGTTGTTGCTTGACTTAAGAACCCATCTGTCTGGGTAGTAAGTTGCAACAGATTCATTGTTTGTTCTGATGTTACCCAACCCTGCTGATCCACTTCCTGGATACTTCGTGGTTGTGATGTAACTGTTTTTGTATTCTTTAACATTGTAACCTGAACGTCTAGTGTTCCAAAGCAAGATACCTTGCGGGTAGTTTGTTGGATCTGGAGCATCAGGGTCTAGGAAGCCATCGCTCAACAAGTTCTTAATTGTTGAAGCTGTTCCTGCCGCTGTGCTAGTTCCTGCCGATTTATCAGTTGACGTGTGCCATCTTGCATCTGCAAAAACTACACCGTCTTCTGTTGTTTGGTCAGTTTTGTCAACTAGTAC